GTATGTCGGTGAACCGACCGCAGTTCCATCGTAGGGTTGCGCCAACAACACTCCGCAGTAGATGAGTATAGGAAGAAGAATTCGTCGCATTATGGGAACCTCGGATTGATCACTAACGTAGTCACAAGCTTGAGCACGGAGCTTGGCGTCCCGGCGATACAAGCCATGATAGATGTGTTGGCAGCTATGGGTAACGTCCACCCAGAGAGGGTTGTATCCAGGTTAACATTCGTCGAGGTAATCGACGAGTTCCCTATGAAGGTGTAGGTCGCCGCACCGGTACCGGGAGTTGTGTAGAAGTTGACGATAGCCGTCCCAGAAATATCAAGTGGCGGCACTGAAACCCTGTCAATACTCCTCAGGTGCACACTAGCGACCGTCCCTGCCAGAACGTTATACCTGGAGGTGCAGGACGCACCTATCACTGCGCCATTGCCGTCGAAAACCAGGGTCTCCGTGCGCGGGACCATCCTCAATCCCGCTACACCGGCGTTATCCACAATTGCCGTCATGTTGTTGTGGGTGCCAGGAACCACGGCGACGGTCTTCGCATCGATCGCGGCCTGCACAAAGCCAGGCGACGCCCATTGAACATCAGAATTAGCGGCGGGCGTGCTCGACGTGATCAACGGAGTCCCTCCGCCACCCGACGCCAGCGTGTTCCAAAACCCGCTCGGCGGCGTGCTGTTGGTGTGAGCGGTGACCGCAATGTAAGATGACCCGGATAAAGAAACAGCGTCGTTGACCGCATAAGTCGTGACGGAACTCCAGGCCCCACGCCAAGTTATCGATGTTCCACTTCCGCCGCTCCCGCAAGCCACCGTCCCCAGTCGTGTGGCTGAGATCCACTTCGCGCACTGCCCGATCACTGGCGTCTCACCGACAGCCGGATAGATGGCGGCGCCGCCGGGCGTCGTCGGCGGAATCGTTGGTTGCGCGATCGCGGAACACGACAAAACCAGGATCCCCATCAGTAGTGTGTTTTTCATCTCGATTGCCTTTCCCTGTCGTGTTTTGTCAGTCTCGCTTCGAGGCGCATTTTCTGTGGTGTCGACCTCTGTGAATCGGCGACGGTCATGCGCGCTAGGTAGCGCTCGAACTCCGCCATGTGAAAAGTTGGATCCTCCTGCACGGATGGCTCGGCGCAACAGATCGCTGTGGCCTTTGCCAGGATCGCGTCGTCGGACACCCACGCAACCGGCTTTTCTTGGGTATTCGACCCATCGAAGAAACGCACCGACTTCGCGTAACGAACCGCTAAAGCAACCCCATTGGTCGGCACAGGATAGAATTCCACCTGCAGCGTTTCCTCTTCGTCCGACTCAATCGGGATCCAGGCCTGCGGTGTGCCGAAGCTGTTTGGTATGCCGTTCGTCTCCAAGTCCCGAACTGTCCATCGTTCGGCGATCTCTGGAAACGAGGTGATCGACTTGGCATCGAGCGGCATCGAGTAGCGAGGCTGGTACACTACCATCGCCGCCGCCGCCTCTGTCTCGCCATCATATGGACGATCAAGCAATAAGTTTCCGGCCGCGTACTCAACAATTCGATAGCGTGCGGTTCCTGTGGCGATCTGCACCCACCTGCCAACCCAGTCTGGCAGGAATGCGCCACCAGTGATCGTGATACTGCCATTGACCACAACGCCGGTCGTGTCGATCCGTGGGAGCGTTCGGATCCATCCAGATACGGCGAGTTGGCTCCATGTCTGACGGCTGAGGATGTCGTTGTACGCCGTCACGATCGCGGAGTTGAGCAGATCCAGTTCCAGCGTTTTGAAGCGCTGGCGGAGCGTTTGCCGGATCTGCCCCCACGTCCGCATGGACTACTCCAACCCCAGCATGAGCGTCGCTGTCGTGTTGGTCGCCATGACCTTCGTGACCTTGACCGGCAGGATTGTCCCCACCGGCACGGCCGTAAAGGTCACCACTTCTCCGCTTACCAAAGTCACCGCGACATTCCCGGCGCCACCGACGTAGATGCCACGGACATCGAGCAACAGTGTGGCATCCGAAGGAGTGATAACCTTCCCTCCCTCAAATGCCTGAACATCTCGCCCCGCCGCCCAGGACATCTAGATGCGCCTCAATTCGCAGATGACAAACAACCCCGCGACCGCCGTCAACACTCCAGTCGAAACCAGGGCGATGGAGTCGCCCGGCGCCAACCGAAGATTCGCCGGCGTCGCGCTAAGTGCTCCGGCCTGCACCGTGTTGGCCGCTGCCTTCAGCGAGATGCCGGCGGAAAGCATGTCCGTTCCGGCAGCCGGAGCGGTTCCCGATGGAACCTTCTTGACCATGACCGTGACCGCTCCGGCGTCGGATCCGATCACTTCGTGACGCTCTCTCACCGAAATCAGTTCGTAGACCGCATCGGTTGCGAGAGCAGAGATATCGACTTGCGTGGCTGGTGAGTCCGCAATGAAGAAGACTCCATAGTTGGCCGCAGTTTGCGGGACGGCCCCCGAAAGGACCGCCTCCGCATGGACGCGACGAGGGATGATCGCGTCGTTGGTGTGAGTTTCGATTCTCGATCCCATGGTTCCCTCTTACTGACCGGCGTTGCCCCAGATTCCATCCGGCTTGCGATGCCCGTAGGCAACGCGGTACCGCATGGCTGTCTTGGCCGCTTCGGAATCGTGATCGACACTGCCGGTCGTGTAGACCTTCAGTCGATTGATCCAAACCAAGCCCGTACGCTTGGGCTTCGAGACCAGGAACCACGGCAGCGGGTTCGTGAGATACATCCAAGACAGCGGCTTCGGCATGCCAACCGCCGCGGTCTTGAACGAATTCACGGTGTTGTTCGCAGTGTATGCCATATTCGAGCCATCGAGCAGTTCGTGCGCGATGAACTCGTTCTGCGGCGCATGCAACAACCAGGCGACCTGGTTGTTCACGAAGTTGCCGGTGACGTCCCGCTGGTAACGGAAGGCCGTCAGCCCGAGCTGCAGCGAAATCACCCCGAGCTGGGCGGGCGTTCCCAGATTACTCTGGAGTCCACCGGTTTTCGGAATCTTGTGCGATGCCGAGCACAACGGCTGGCCATCTGGCCCAGCGTCGGCGCCACCGAGGAAGGCGTTGTTGATCACGGAAGCGGCCTGCACCTCTTGCGTGATTCGGCACGTGCGGCCCAGCTCGCTCGCCAGGTGCGCAATGAGACCCCACTTGTCGTCATCGATCAAGGTCCGGTCGGTCTTGAAGCCAAGACCGTATTTCTTCGCCTTGAAGGTCTTGGGGAACGTCGGCTCGACCTTGTCGTACTGGACGTCTTCGCCCTGTCCGATTTCGCGTGCCGGACCAAACCCGGTTACACCTGCGAACTGCTCGACGCCCTGAGTGGAGCCCATGACATTGAAAAGCTCTGGAAAGAGCAGAGGCAGATCCTCGTACTCCTGTTTCGCCATCGCCTTGAGCGCTGGCAGCATCGTCTCGTCGTAGAAGTCTGGAAGCGATCCCTTGAAAATCATGGGTTAGATACCTGCCGTTCCGGAGGTGCGCTGATGCCGATTGATGCGGCACAACACTCTCGCGTAGTTTCCGTATTCCATCCCCACAGCCGGGACCAGCTCGTCGATCTTAACGTCGAGCGTCGACGTCACCGCGAACGACGCGCTATTGATCGCCTGCGCCGACATCTTGGTGACCGTATCGCCCGCTGTCATCAGCACGTTGGCATTGAGGCCGCCATCGATAAACGCGAACGCGAGCGAACATTGCGCCTCGAACACAGCGTCGTCGCTTACGGCCACGGAGTGCCGGGTGAGCGTGCTGGCGGCGCCGTACTGCATTGCGACGCCCTGAAACGGCGTTGTGCCTGGCGTGATCGCCTTGTCGATGTACCCGGTCGTTTGGCGCGTGACCAAATCGTACCGGAAGATCGCCGTTGCGTACGCCGGATCCTTGTCGAACTCCAGAAACTTGGTCTCCCCACCACTGTCATTGCGCATGGTGGGCCAGAACCCGTTTGGGTTGTTGCTATTAGGCATTCGCCTCTCTCCTCTGGGTTAGATCAGACTGTCGTCGGTTACGCCGGGATCCTGTGGATCGGTCCGGTCACTCCGAAGGAAAGGGGGGAGAGGAACTCCCTCATCGTGGTATGCTTTCCGCTGCTGCTCACGGAACGATTCGTCCGTCGAAGCGGATTCCTGTTGCCGCTGCAAATTGCGGTAAAACTTTGTTTCGGCTTGCGCCTGCTCGATAGGCTTGATGCCGAGATAGGCATCTCCAACCTGGACGCGATTGCCGTCCTTGTCGAGAAAAATGTCGCATCCCTGGGTGGTCAGATGCTTGACCGCCGCGTCGTTGAGCATCACTCCCGTATAACCAGCCGGCACGTACTTTTTCATCACTTCCGCGAATGGATCGATCGCACCGGAGAAACGGACATTATCCTTGAGCGTTCCTTCGAACGCGTCAACCTTCTTGTCTTCTGAATCGCGCGTCAGGGAAATCCTCCCGGTCGAAGCGTTCCCCGCCGCAATGATCCGATCTACCCGCTCCTGGATGCCCTCATCGGTGAGCGCGTATGGCGGGGGAGCCAGCAAATCCCCCGCCTCAATCAAATCCGCGATCGACCGGCCGTCGATATGGCAGGAATAAATTTCGGGCGTCGCGGCTTGGGGATCGCGAAACACCCTCGATTCGCCAATACCACCAGCGCTCTTGATATCCGCGGAAGCGTCCGACTTGCGGCCCATTAATAGTCACCCCGCCCGCGCGCCTTCGCCGCCTTGAAGCTGTCCGGCTTCAAGCCATGTCGCTCCATGGCCGCGAGCACCGCGTTGTCGTTCGAGTTGTAGACCGGAGCCGATCCGTCCCGCGACATGACGCCACGGCTCGCACCACGGTCGCCGCCCGTCACCTGCTTGGTCCGCTCCGCGCGGCCATTTCCGCCGCTGCCACCATCCGATTTCGTCATTGACCCCTGCGCCCTTTCCGCGGCCCACCGAATCGCCGCCGTCTGATCCATGCCTGGATACTGCCTGCCGATTTCCTTGAGATGCCGCGTGGTCTCGGAGAAGAGCTCCGGATCCTTATCCAGCCCCATCTCACCCATAACCTCTTGCACCGCCGAGATCGCCGCATCCCGTTGCGCTTCTCGAACGGCCAACTTCTTCTCGACCAGTGCATCCAGATCCGACTCGCGAATAAAGCCCTGCTCTCGGATCGCGTCCACACCCTTGCTCGTCACCGCGTCCACAAAGTCCGCCGCGGAAACCGGCCCTCGCGGCGCGGCCTCTTTCGCCGGTACCGCCGCAGGCGCAACCTTCGACGCCCTGTCCGCCCAGAATTGCGCGAGCTTGTCCTTCTCCGCCGCCACAGCCCGGGCTTCAGCGAGCTCCTTGCGGGTTGCCTTCAGCTCGATCTGCTCGGGGGTTTCTTTCTCTGCCTCCGCCGCGGCCTTGCTGCCGTCGTCGGGCTTGTCTTCAAGAGAGCCTTTCAGCTCTTCATCGAATTCACCTTCCATGCTCATAATCCTTTTTTGTGTCCGAAAGCAGTGCCGCGATAGCGGTCTCTCTGTTTCGACCGGATGGCTTCTGAGCACACCGGGCAGAACACCTGATAGATCCCGTCCACCGGTCCGTGGACGTACATGCCTATATCACCCTGCGGACACTCCAATTCAAGCTGTGCCAGGGTCTTGCGGCATCCCTGGCACTCATTCGGAGGCCGTCCACTGAACAGCAGCTCTACGGCTGCTCGATGCCAGACCAGGCAATCGGCGCAGATACGAGTCCCGCCCGCCCAGTTGAAGACATCCGCCGGCGGCCTCTGCTTGCCGCAGTAATTGCAGTGCGCACTGATGACGATCGCTGCCACTTAGTCGCCCTTTTTCTTCCCCTTCTTGGGTTCGGTGGGTGTGGGTGCGGACTCATTCCCTTCGGCCAGCACAACGGAGAGTAGTTCCTCCGCGATCTGCTCGGCGGTGGCATTCATACATCACCCTTTTTTGCGATCGCAGACTTGGAATCTGCGAGCATCTTGGCGGGGATCTGCTCAAGCATTTCCCTCATACCCTTGATTCGTCCACGCAACTGTTCGTCGTTGTGATCGACGAGCGTCGCGGTCAGATCGGCGATTTGCGCACGCACAACCTGATCAAAAAATCCCCACCCGCGAGAACGGAACGTGTGGACCAGAGCCTCGCGATCCATTTCGTTTTCAATGACGGGCGCGGGCACTACATCACCCCCTGATCCGGATGCCCAGGATTCGGCAACGCCGCCGCCGGATCCACAAGGCCGGGATCAGGCTGCATTGGCACACCAGGAGCCGGGCCAGGTTGCCCAGGCGAGGACGCACTCCCCATCAGGGTTTCGAGAGCACCACCTGGCGCCGTGAGAGCCTGTATCGTCGCCTGCTGCATCGCCTTGTCTCGCTTCTGGACCTGGTGCTCGACAACATGGGCCAACATCTTGTGGATCGCCTCGACATCCGGATTCTTGGCCTGGTTCTCCAGCCCGATCATCTTCATGTGAGAAACGATGTGCAACTGGTCGTTGTCGGCTGGATGCACCTGAATATCCTCGCCTTGCAGGATCTGCGTCCACTCCTCAGCCGGCATCACCGGCACGTCCCCATCCGTCGGCATCGGGACGTATTCCGAAAAGTCTCCACGCCCGAGCGCCCGCAGCAGCTTGTTCGCGGCAACCCACAACGCCTTAGGATTCTGCGCGACGAGCGGGTTCGCAGTGAGCAGCGTGTATTCCTGCACGGCCTTGGCCTCGTTCTGCTGCTTCGAAAACTGGCTCGTCGCGAATTTCAGCGTGAAATCGAACCTACCCGTTCTCTCTTCACGTGTGAGCTGAGAGCCTCCATCCTTCGTGTCGAACAAACCCCCGGCATCCTCTTCCGTCACACGAAAAAACGTCGATTCGTCCGAAAACGCGCAATCCAGCTCCCAAATGTCCTGGATGAAAGTCGCCAGATGCTCACGCAGAAACGTCGTATCCATCGCCACGCCGACATTGCTCTGCTCGATCATCGCGAGCTGGCCCGCGGCTGTCTGCACATTGGGTGAACCAAGCCCCATGTTCGGGTCGGTGACTCGACTGAGTCGCTGCACATACCCGAGAATCGCCTGCGATCGCTGCATCAATGGCGCGACATTCGAGGTGATCTTGAGTTGATTCACGCCAGCCGGATCAACCGTCTGATACGTCCCACCTGGAGAGAGAGGATTGGTATCCGGATCCCAACCGGAGGCCGGGTTGTAGAACACAGGCGGCATCGCCGTCAAGCGCGTGATCTCATCGATCAACTGCTCGTTCGCATCGATCGAGTTCTGCAAATTCCACAGCATCTCCCCAAGACCCTTAGGCCAGGCGCTGCCATCGACCGACATTGACATCTCCGAGAAAGGCCGCGGCCGCTGCGCACCGGGGTACAAATCCTTCAGCTTCCGGCAGCCGATAATCCGGCTCATCGAAGGGATGTATGTGACGATCAAATCCGTCTCGCGCATGTCGCGATTCTCGAAATCCATTAGAGTTGCGTCGGCAGCCCGCGGCAGACGCCAGCGGCCATACCAATCCCAGACCTCGATCGCCTCAACATCTCCCTGCCCGCTCGGCGACACTCCCGCGGCGCGATCGCGCGTCTGTTGCGTGGGCCCGACCTGTCCGTCGTATACACCGCCAGCGCGAGAATCCTTACTGCGATTTAGAATCTCCTCGAACTCTTCACTCACCCCAAACGCACGCCCCGCGCCCTCGTCTTCCAATAATTGGTCTGGTCTCGGAAATCGCCGGTGAATGACCCACGAGCACTTATGGATCGACTTCGCCTCGTCGGCTGGCAAGATAATCATGTCCGGATCGCATGGAAAACACTCCGGCCCGTCATATACTCCGCTCGAACCACCCTCAACACAATCCTCGCCAACCTCGGACCACTGGCGGTACAAAAACCCACGTCCGAAAAAAACCGCATGCCAACACCAGGCGATTAGCGGCAATGTCGCCTTCATCGAAGAAAAGATGCGCCATTGAACATAGCGGGAAACCTTCCGCACCCGCCGATGGTCCGATGGACCAACAGGCACCGCCGTGATCTCTGCATCCGGACCCAGCAACAAAGACACGATCTGCGCGAGCTTTCCGCCAACGGTCCACTCCATGACCGGAACAGAGAAGGCGGAATCGCCCGACTTTTTCGACTGATCGGTCAACTGCCTCCACATCATCGCGTACTTATTGAACTTTTCGATGCGGCGCGAATGATCGCCAGTCGCGGACTGGAAGTCGCTCTCAATCCTGCTGGACAGAAGCGTATTCTCGGATTCGGAAAACTCCAAGTGCTCGATCATCACTAGCGAATAACCATCCACTCCAACGACTTCAACGGGACGCGAACGCCCAGGCCGATTTTCTCTTTCTCTGCGGGTTGTCGTCATCATCGTCCTCGCCGACAAAGCGCGGCGGCGCTTTCAGTGGCTCATCCGGCGCCGCGCGGAGTCCCATCACCGAAAGCGCCAGCGCCATCACGCAATCGTCATGCTCGCCGGTTTGCGCACGCTTTTTTCCGTCGCCATGCGTGACGAACATGCGGCATTCCTGCAGCGTCCGCGCGTGGGTGATATTGATCGACTGTTCGCGGATCGCGGTCTCGAGCGCGGAAATCAAGTGCGGCCGCGTCACGCTCGACGTCTCGAAACCGAAGTGCTGGAGTAGCGCGGGCCTGCGGTCATGTGGCTCCCGATTCCGCAAGAAGATGTGCTTTTGCTCGATGTGAGAGCCATCTCGCGAATCCGGACGGATCAACTCCTGGATCACGGCCGTCCCCATTCCTGTCGACTCCGGTACCAGAAACGCATTGTTGTAGAAGCGGTGGAGAGTCCGGACCCACTCCGCGAACGGCGCGGGCTCCATTCGAACGCGGATCACCGCGACCTGCACGCCGGTCACACGGTCCAGAACTTGGGCGACGGAGTAATCCGGATCTTCCGTCGCGCCGGCACGGCTGATATCGATTCCCTTCGCGGGATCGACGCCGATCACGTACCGGTGATTCGGTACCGGCTTGCGAAGGATCTGGATGATGCCGTGCCCATCCAGGCGGGGAATGAACTGCAGGATCTTGCGCGGCCCGATCTCTCGCTCTTCGATTGTCCCCGTTTCCCACTGGTCGACTACGGGCATGATGGCGAGCTGGCCAAGGTCGAACACCGCGCGGCCGCTCGTGAGGAATGCCTCCTCTGGGTTCCCTGGATGCTCTTGCTCGAATCGGCGCACGTCGCCTTCGCAGTCCGTCGCGATCTTCTGTCTTCGCCAATTCACCTGCTCTAGATCGAGCGCGTAACGCTGCATGATGCGGTTTTCAATGTCGGTGAGATGGAAGTTCCGTGGATCCTGAACGGTCTTGCGATTTTCGGGATGCTCCCACCAGGCGAAAAACATGGCCAGCCAGCCTGACTTGTTTTCCGGATCCATCGCGCGTTGCCACTGCGAGTGAAACGGCCCACCGTAGCCGCGCGCAGTGCTTTCGTCGATCACGACGGTCCCCTCTGTCAGAGGTACGCTCGACAGCAGGCCGGTGCGCAGCGTGACGGCATCCGGCCAGAGTGCGCATTCGGAGTTGTGGAGATATCGGTTTGGCTTTGAACGTCCTCCGCTGGACGTCCCAGCTGTTCCAAATTGGATGGATCCGCCACCCTCGAAGACGATGTACTTACCTACCTGGGCCTTGATGACAGAAAGCTGTCTCAATCCGATGTAGGCGTTGGCGTTGTACGAGGTGATGAACTGCTGGTAGTAGTCATAGAGCGCGACGGTGGACTTCTCCTCATGCGTGTAGACTGTCGCGGTCTGGCCGTCGAGGAACGCAACCCGGCGCCAGATCTCGGCCGCCGAAGCCACGGACATGTGGACCTGTCGGGCCTTGAGGACGATGATTCGGACCGGAAGTCCGCGATCTTCCTGCTTGCGAATGAAGCGATTGAGTTTTTTTTGAGCCGGAGTGAGGTTGAGCGGAACCTCTAGGCCCTCTTTGTTTCGAATAAGCAGAGTTGAGGCGCAGAATCGCTCATGGTCTCCGAAGGCTCGGAGTCCTTCGATGGCGTCGTCTCTGGCTGGCAGCATACTGGCAAACCCATATAACCGCCGAGTTCCCGCATTGAAGCCACCGCCTCCGTGTAGACCTGGTGGACGTATGCGACGGAGACGTTCTTCTCATCCGCGATGGACTTGAACGTCCGCTCATCGAACACATGCTGTGCAACCACCCATTGGTGTCGCGGAGCGAGCATCGCTATCAGCCTTTTTGCCGCTTCGAGTTCGGTGGACATCTCATCCTTCGCATCCCAGCTTCCCGCGTCCGGAGTGGTTTCATGGCCGGTTGCATTGCGGTGGTTCCAGGTGGACCACTGCTCACATTTTTTCCATAGATGCTGGTACACCGCTTTGTAGGCGAAGCCCTGCCACGAATCGTTGAGATCCGGGTCGTAGAAAGCCAGCAGGCGCCAGAGGCGGAGCAAGGCCTCCTGGTACAGATCATCGAGAGGCACGGCGGGCCACCGGCGTCGGGCGGAGTGAGCCATCATTTTGGCCCACTCCTGATGTTCCGCGGTTATCTCTAGCTCCACGGTCTCACTCTCCGGTGGGAATCGATGGACTCTCGCAAGTCTTTTCCGTCCAGCTTTTCGACTGCGGGAGAAAGTCCCCGATGAACCGGGCGAAGGGAACCCAGCTTCGCGAGTTCCTTCAGCGCCGTCCGCGCCTCACCGTGAAGCACGTACATCGGCGTGCAGGCGGGCTCGTCGTGGTCGTCGCAATCGTAGCAGCACCCCTCGCAGTGTGTCGGCATTATTTCGTCTGGGACTAGCTGCTCGCCGCAATCGTGGCAGTGGTCGAAGGCGTCGAGGAAGGCCTCGATACTTTGCAGTGCTTCAAGTTGCGTCATTTCGCCCTCCCGGCGCGCAAGTCCGCCATCGGGCGGTACTCGTGAATTCGAGCGATTTCGGCGCGCACATCTGCTTCATTCTCAATATCTGCCTTCAATTGATTTCCTCTTTCGTTTGGCGCGTTGCCAGTAGCAACTCTTTCAGTGTGATGAGCCCTTCGGGCGGCAATTGACGATTGTCGATGCTCACAAGCGGAGTATCGTCGCGTGAGCGGTCGCCGCCCCTGGCGCTTGTCTCCATCGTCAGAAGCGTGATCGCGTGGCGCCGCAGACTTGACGCAGTGCGAGGGTCCTTGCACGCCTTTAGATCCCGGATCGTTGTGTCCAAAACCAGGTCATAGATGGCCGACAACTTCGCCGCGTTTTTGCCGCGCAGCTCGGCGATAAAACGCTTGGTGTCATCGTCGCGAAGGATGCGGGAGATGGAGATCTTGCCGAGCCCGGTCTCTTCCTCGATCTCAGCCCAGGTTTTGCCCTGGGCTTTCGCGATTGCCACGCGCCGCTTGTCCGCAGGCGTGATGTTGGGCTTTTTAGACACGTCCGCCCTGGTCGGTGCTTTGGTTTCCATGTTGGTCCGCCGCCGCTGAAGCGGGGCCGGCCGTGGGCTTCGCGGCCAGTAGAGCCTCCGGTCCCAACTCCAGGAGGATCATCATGAGCGCTCGGCCGGTTGGCGATAGTCTGCCTCTCTGCCAGCCGATGATGGTCTGGCGCGGGATGCCGGTGGATCGCGCCAGGTCGGCCACTGTGACCGCGCAACGCGCCGCAACCTGCTTTATCAGATTTCCTTCTACCGTGTCAACTCTCTTCATGTAAGTAGTATCGCATAGACACTTTTTTTACGCAATAGCTACTTTTTTCTTGACTCATGCATGTATGTATGGCATACTTGTATCAGATGGAAGCCGAAAGCGGCGACACCATACCACACCACAGAAAGGACGAGCCATGAAACTCCTCGTCAACATCAACCAGAAAGCGTCCATAGTAGCAGGCTACGACGCCACCAATTCCACCGAAGTGATCGAGATCGCGGCTGCCGACATTCCGCAAGATCTCCGCGCGGAAGTCGCGGAGATGTGGGATGCGGCCACCGGTAAGATCAACCCCAGCATTGGTTACACCACCTACAGCGAGATCCCAACTCTCACACTCGCGATGCCGATCACTCGCGATGCCGTGATTGAGCGGCTACAAGCCATCGTCACCGCCCGCGCCGCGAAGGTGGCGGCGCTCAAAGCCGAGCAAGATCGGAAAGCCGCTGACTTGCAGGCAAAGCGCGACGCCGTCGCCGAAGCCACCCCGCTCATGATCGCGGAGCTCGACTCCTACATCCCTGGATCGTTTGGCGATAGCACCAAAGCCAACCTCGACAATGCATCCTTCATTGCTGACCAGATGCGCTACAGCCACGGGCTGATTGATGCATACAATGCTCCGTCTTCGCCGGAACTCAATGCCGCGGTGGAGCGCGCGGAGACACGCCGGAAGGCTTGGCGCGCCGCCAAAGCGGAAGCGGAAGCCGCCGCGAAGCGCGAAGCCGCCGAAGCTGCGGCGCAAGAGCGGGCAGCACGGATAGTGGATTCTGCCGGAACTACGCTGGAAGTCATTGTCGAAACCGGCGCCTACAACGACCGCCGGTACGGCAAGCCCTGGCTTGCCACGTGCGATCCGAAAACCCTCAAGATCGAGGATTTCCAGGATTGGACAGGCCGTCCAGGGATGCCCGGTGAGTTCCGCCTAACCGCTAATCCGCTGGCCGTCCTGGCGCAAGGCCAGAAGGACCACCGCAAGAACCGCGGCGGAGTTGACTCCTACGGGTTGGTCGTACCCGGAGCGGACGGAAACGTCGAGTGGTACAGCACCCCCACAGCGCTTCGAGCCGCAATCGAGACGGCTGTTGCGGCATTGGTGCAGGCCGCAGAGCATCTCCGCGAAGAGCTCGCCTCGCAGGCATCCTGAGTCCCCACGGGCGGCGTCGCCGCGCTTCCCGATGCAGACTTAGGACGAAAGGACACGAACCGCCAGAGTTTTCGACGTACAAAGAAAATTGAAAGACGTCCCACCATGCCCGCTGCGGCGGGCTTGGATGGAGGGTCTGATGCACGAAGTATACGCCAGGAAAGATCTGAAAGGACACCATGACCATGACCATAGAACAAGCGCTGGAACAGTACTGGACACGCCGCGTCCAGGTGGCAGCCGAGATCGAAAAGCTGACGGATTCGCAGTGGCGTCTTAGGGACGCACTTAGAAAAAGTCTGGATCCAATCCGGGCCTCAATCGTCAATTCGATTGAGGTTCGGAGATGGCACTCCGGCATCTGCAACGACAATTGCTGGCACCGGGGGGGTAAAGGTTCCTCTTCTGCGGAAAGTGGGTGGAAACCAACCACCGCCGAGGAACGGTCGGAATGGGCTACGGTTGGCTGGGAATACAATACCAATTCTGAAACCTTCTGGTACGCAAAGAGCAAGAGATTAGGGCCTCTCCTCCCTTATCTTCACGTTCTAGGGGCGCAGTTTAAGAACGGCCCCGGCGTCATCGACGAAGCGATTGTCCTCTGGTCATACCTTAGGGCAGAGGGTGTTGAGATCAGTAGTATTGGAAGGCCCACCTCTGATGGATGTCAGTTGCGCTTGGTGAGATATGCGCGGGCGCAGTCTGCCCAGGGCCTAGTCGAAGGGGGATGGATTCTCGGACTACGACCTGCGCGATTGGTCCGTACCGACAGACCAGAAATGGCCAGAAGTTGGAGCCCGGACAATATACCAGAGGGGTATATTGTCCAGGTTGCAGTCGATGCAACCTCTGGCATCCTCTATGAGTAGTAACGAGTCGGGCGACGTCGGCGGAATGCTGCGGGGCGGGGAATTAATCTGGGAACCAGCATGCAAGAGCTTGATCCCCTGAGTCCCCACGGGCGGCGTCGCAGCGCTTCCCGATGCAGACTTAGGAAAGGAAAAGGACACAGGACATGCCAACACCAGAAGAGCGTAGAGCGGTCATCGACGGGATGGTCGAAGGTGCCGTCAAGGAGGGCACCTACTGGGGTAACCCAGACGAACCCTGCGTGGGGTTCCGCAAGGAATGCGGCCAGCCCGGCACGCATTTTTACGTGGACCCCGCGACGTGCGAGGTCCGCAACGTCTGTCTCGCGTGTTTTGACGCACGCGAGCGAGAACTGCAACAACTTTCCGACGCGACGCGGAAGTACGATGCAGAGATGGCTGCCGCCGCTTCCATTGCGGCAGCAGTAGTTGGTGGACCGGGCTGCGAAGACGAACTCCCACCGGAGTTTTCGACGTACAAATAAGAAAGGGAAAAGGATATCACCATGAAAGAGTTAGAGTATAGCTTAAAGCAGGTTGCCCCAATGCTAGCGCATTGGGCGAGAGAAGCGGCGAAGGTATGCCAGATTGGCGACCGAGAGCCGTTCGGTCGCGTCGCCGACATCCTCAGCAGGAGGGATTTGACCGACGCCGACGTCGAGGACGCCATGAAGGCGGCCCGCCTTGGGTCGTCCGGATTGGTGGACTATCACTTGCCCCTGTGGCGAGTGGTAGGGTGTGGAGAGTACACCCAGACTCGGCTGAATCACATCTACCGGTCATGCCAGACTGTCTTGATATTCCAGGGAAACATCCAGACCAAACTACCCCGTCCTGACGGGGTTCCGGGGTACATGGCCATGGCTGGCTACTTCCACGCGTAGATCCGCCACCAAGCCCGTCGCAGCGGGCCTGGATGGAGGGCCTGATGACCATAGTTATTGGGAAAGGACGCAGCATGACGAGCTACGAAGTCCGCGACCCCGTGACCGGCGATGTATACCCCTGCGCCACGCTCGAAGAGGCGCAGAAGATTGCCGCGACGTTGACCAGCGCCGTCGCCGACGAGATCGGCCCGCGCGCGACGGAAAACAACTTCGAGATCTACAGAATCGAGGAGCAGAACTGATGAACGAAGCCACCATCACGATCAACGGAAGGACGTTGACGCCAGCGCAGGCGTGCGTATTGCGTGTCGCCATTGAAGTGCTCGCAAGCGAGTTCGGCGAAGAGCACGGGCAAGAATTGGCGCGCCTCTATAAGGCTCACGTGCTCGAACTCCGCGAGACGATCTCGATGCCGATGAACTTGCGGCCCAAGCGCGCGCAGGCCACTCCGGTGGTTCCGCTGCCCATGAAGGGGTCTGCGGCTGTGGCGTCAGGCCCAACCGAATAGGACACCAGCGGCTCAACGATCTCGAGCGGCTTTTGCGTCGGGTGCTCTGCGAATCCATGACAGCTAGCCGCCTGAATCACGCTACGCATTATGCGAGGGCCCCCATCGAAAGAGGTGTAATGGCCTGCGTCGATGTGTCCCATATGAGTCGGCCGCTGTTTGCGGCGAACTGCTCGAGCGGTCCAGTCCATCGTGAACACTGGCGATTTGTAGAGCGCGGACCATTCGCCCTTGTAAAAGTGCGCCGCGATCTCGTGAACACGCCGGAAACGATCCGCGTGAAAGTTAGAGCCGTTGTGCTTCTCCCAGATGAGATCTTGAGCTAACTTCCACCCCGTAAAACGGGGCCCTTCGTAGAACATCCGAAACGATCCAAAGCACCACAGAGACGCGGAATCAGCGGTGCAATACGCGGCCACTTCCCACCACCTGTCAACGCGGGAATCCCATTCCAGGCTGGTTTCTCCATACGGCGGGTCCGTCACTACCGCGTCCACGCGCCCGAGCGTCGGAAGGATCTCGCGGCAGTCGCCGCAGTAGAGCGTGGCGTCTCCGATGATGACTGGCTGACTCATGTTCTCCCTTTGAACACGACGATCATGCTCGGAAACGGCGCGGCAGTTGTAGCGCTGCCAAATTTGAGCCTTCCGCGGATGAATCTAATTTCGGTAGCATGTCTTCATCGACCTTCTGTGGTCCAGGATCCCGATGTAGCGGTCGTGGTGCCGTTTGCGGGCATCGAAGGACTCGCAGACCTTCTCCAAGATCCAAGCGAAGAAGAAAAATGCAGGCACAGCCCAAAGCATCAGTGTCACCTTATCTGTCCCTCCTGAGGATGCCCGCGCGCACCTTGTCGTACATATCCTGGACCTTGGTTGCCGTGCGGTACGTGATCTTGTCTGGTCTGATTTGTAGCGCAAGAGTTCGGCGGCCGTGCAACCACGTGGCGAGTTGCCGCTTCGAGTATCCATCCCCCACGAGCTCGTCGATCAGCTTCCATGTCGCGCCGCCGTCGACGAGAGACCAGTCGCCGCGAATCACGGTTTTTGGGTCAACCGCGAGGATGGCTCGGGCTGTGTTGGCACGGCAATTCTGGCGGGTTCCCATGCGTATCCCCGAGACAATCGACACGGCAACACGGGCCTCTTCGGCCACGACTTTGTATCCCACGCCTTGACGCGAAAGTCGCTGAATATGGGCGCGGGCATCGGCGGCGCTCACGATCTCTCGGGTATCGCCCAGGCGCCGGGCCGCATCCCGCTGGACTTCATATTGCGAGTTTGCTGCGCGACAACGAAGGCACCGGCAGCCGCGGCGGTAGTTCCCTCGCGTTCCGCAGCGGTCTGGCACTGGAGCCTGTTGGAGCTTGGCGAGACGTTGTTGCGATTTAGCGTCCATTCACCACCCCACCGCGATATAAGTCACCTGTCACAAATGACCAGCTACCGCCTCTCCCGATTGCGCCAGGCGGAGGCTCTCCAACTCCCCGGTATCGACACTTACCCCAGGCGAGTGGCTCGCGAACGGTCCACCTCGATGGCTCGGCAGCTCCCCCGTATCTCGCTACCAAAAGCGCCATGTCTTCGCCGCCAATGTCGTCGAACCGCTCTTCCTGGATCATCGCGAACATGACGGATGCCCGGCTTTCGCTGTGGCTGAGCCCAAGCCAGTGGCCGACCTCGTGGATCAGCAACGACAACAGGCGCGGTGAATCCCAATCGCGGATCACGACCGCATCGTCGGTGGAGAATGCCCCAGCCATATTCGAGACGCCGCACTCGCCGGGCTGCATCGTCCGAATCATCAGATCTGGCGATTCCGTCACGACGACGAAGCGGAAGTCGGCGGCTGCCGCCCACACATGCAGCGCTCGAATCACGGACTCTCGGGCATGCTCTGGAGCCTCGATTAGCACACGTGGTTCCTTGCTGGTGAGGCCGCGCGCCGTCCATGGGCAATCCGCCGCGAGCACAACAATCGCCAGCAGCATCATGCTCGCTCCAGTGCTTGCAATTGCTTTGCAGTCAGCTCCGGTCCGTCGTGGTACAACAGCCTGAATCTCGCCAGTTGCGCCTCTAGGATTGCAGCGTCCCAATGCCCCAGCGAATAGTGTTGGCACGCCCGGGCGGCACAGGCAGCCTGGTGGCAAATCGGAGACCTCCCGGTGTGTTTGAAATAGCGATTCACACACGCCGCGAGATCCATAACCCCTAAGGCTTCGATCTGCTTCGGATCGCCGAATTTGACTCGCGTTTCGAAGGCCGAAACGGCCTCGTCGAGAGTCATGGAAGGTGCTTTGGTTTCTATGTCGTTCAAAACAAAACCTCCTGTGTTGCTGGCTGTGAAGACCGGAAAGACTCGGCTGGCAGTTCTTCGAAGAGCCTGGGACCGCAGCAGCAGGCCGCGCAAAGCAGCCGTTCGCCGGCCAAGTGGGCCGGGTCCGCAGCGGGTTTCCCACAGCGCATGCATGGTCCGAATACGCGCCACGTCTGGAGGCAGCGAGGGGTCACGATGGCCGCGCGAATGAGGGTCATCTCGCGTGCCTCAGCATGGCGTCCAGATTGATTTCCTCTTCGGAAAGGCCGTCCACATCGGCCACCTGCTCCGCGAACTTTCCCTTTGCGTGTTCGAGAATCGCACGGCTCTGCCCGTCGATGATGTCGCGAAGATTCGCAAGCTCCTGGCGCAACTGCCGGTTCTCGCTCTCCAAAATCGCGTTCCGGGCCGCCGTGCTTTGCATTTCCGCCATGATGCTCATGACTCCTCCGGTTCGTCGTCCAGTTCGCCCTCTTCGGCCAAAATCTTCGCGCCTGCGGCATCTCGCTCCGCCTGCTCCGCCTGCTGCTTGTGCAGAGCATCGACGCTTCTCCGCCAGTTTCGGATGATCGGAGGTACTGTTTTCAGAAACATAGCCGGACTGCGCTGATCGCGCTTGTGCGCCATCGAAATCGCGTCCCGAAGCTGATAATCCTCCAGGGCTGGATACACCTCGAGTGCGGCGGCGGCGATTTGAGCGCAGATTTCCTCATCCGCAGCCGGAAAGCGCCCAGTGATCTCGGCGGCGGCGAGTGACCAGTTTGCCTCAACTGCGGCCGCCGCCGTTCTAACTTCTGGATTCTGAATTCTAGCTTCTGGTTTACCAGGGATTTGTACCTGTTTTGTAG